TAGAACTATGCTAAATATGATTAAATCTGATAGAAGCCAATTTTGGAAAAAGTATAGGAACTATACAGAATTTAATGGTAAGGAAGTTGCAGAGGTAGAAAATGAAAGTGTAATTGATGTAATGGAACAAGGCATTGAGAAATTACATTGGTATCAAAAGGAAATATTGAGGTTATATACTTTTGACTTTAATAAGAACGCTAAGGAATTAAGCAGACAGACAGGAATACCTTATATGTCAATCATAAGAACTTTGAAACAAACTAAAACTGAACTAAAAAAACATATTAGAAAATGATTCAAATAATTTTAACTAGCATATGTGCATCATTATTTTTTAATACTATCCACAACCTACATCGTAAATGGGGAATCAACTTCAAACCTTTCAGTTGTGGAAGTTGCTTGGCTTCGTGGATTGGGGTTGTATTATATTTCTCACCTGAACTGATTGTAAACATTGCAAGTGTTTTATTCATATCAGGTTTTTTGGCATCTATTGTAGAAACTTTAATTTATAAGATATGGAACTAGAACATAGGCAATATTTAAAAGAGCATTATAATAACTATGAAACTGCACAAAGTGGTTTTATTAGAAACTTAGATTTAAGTATAATGAAAATGTATGAGCATATATACAGAACATATATTGACCCTAATTTTATATTGACTATTTGGTGTGGTAATTGCAGAATGGATATGGTTTTAAGACTTTACAAATATTATGTAAGTTTACCAATAGAAAACAAAATTAGTGAAAAAGATGAAAAAAGTGAAGTAATTGAGAACCAAAAAAGCGTGGTCGCAAACCAAAAACAAATGGCTAATTATATACACCCAACCGCAATAATAGGGGACAATGTTGTACTAGGAGATAACAATTACATAGGCGCATATTGTATTATAGGCGACCCTGCGGAACATAAAAAGTATTGGGGTAAGCAAAAGGGTAATGTAATCATAGGCAATAATAATATTATAACAGGATTAGTTACAATAGATGCAGGTACTGAAGATATTACCTATATACAGGATAATTGTTTTATAATGAAACACGCACACATAGGACACGATTGTACCATTTTTAATAATGTTACTATTAGTTGCGGTGCTAAGATTGGCGGTCATTCTATAATAGAAGAAAATTCAAACATAGGATTAAACGCAGTATTGCATCAGTTCACACATATTGAAGAAGGATGTATGATTGGAGCAAGTGCATTTATAAAAGGTAAGACAGAACCATTTACAAAATATGCAGGAGTTCCTGCAAGAAAATTAGGAGAAAACAAACCTAGATGAACGCAATAATATATTTAAACTACCAAAGTAGAAACATTGAAACTTTGTTTCATAACATTAAAAATGCAGGTAAGCATATAGACTTAGTCAGCATAGTAGATGAAACAGGTATTGCTTATGCAATCAATAAGGGATTGATGCAATTAAACAATTATGATTATGTAACTATTATGGGCAATGATATACTAGAGCCTGATAATTGGTTACTAATTAGAAATGAGTTTATGCAGGATACAACGATTGGCATATGCTCAATTTCTTTAGGTGGCTATAGTGGGGATTCATTAGATTTGATTGGGAACTTTACAATATCAAAAGAAACAATAAACAGGCTAGGTGCATTTAATGAGGAACTAGACCCATACGGAGCAATAGACTTAGACTACTGTACTAGATGCAGGGCATCAGGATTACATACAAAGTTTATCCCATCTACTAAAGCTAACCATATAGAACAGAATGGTAGTGATGCTTATGGATATAATAAAATGGACTTAGTTAAAAAGACTTGGGACTTGCATAGTAAAAATGTATCTGATTATTCAAATGGAACTAAAGCATTTTATATTCCTTTATGAGAATACTAGCAATTACAAACAAATTTAGTGGGGTAGGATATCATAGGATTATGATGCCATTAGTTAATATGCGCAAAGATTATTGTATGATAACAGATACAATTAATGAAGCAGTATTTGATAACAACTATGACATAGTTTTATTTAATAGGTTCTTAGCTTCAACTGATGCTAAACTATTAGTTAAGATGAAGATAAAATATAACTTCAAACTGATAGTAGATAATGATGACTATTGGGTATTACCACCTTCGCACGTTCTTGCACAAAGATATAGAGAAAGTAATATTGCTGAAATCATTACAGAGTATATGAGGGTTGCAGACCTTTGCACCTGTACGCACGAAAGATTAGCTGAAGAAATATATAAGTTAAATCCTAATGTAGAAATAATTCCTAATGCTTTACCATATGGTGAGGAACAGTTCCAAGATAATAAAATAGAATCTGATTTGGTTAGATTATTTTGGGCAGGTTCAGGTACTCACGTTCCTGACTTAGACATTCTTAGGAATCCAATGAAGAAGATTAACTTCCCTGTAAGAACAGTTATTGCAGGTTATAATCTAGGGGAAAAACATTTGTGGGATAGAATGATTGGAGTATTTACAAACGGATTAAAGCTGAACCCAACTATCTATGACTATGCGGATGTAAGTAATTATATGGGTGCTTATGCTGATTCAGATATAAGTATAATCCCATTGGTAGAAAATAAATTTGGTTCTATGAAATCAAACCTAAAGGTATTAGAGACTGCAGCAAAGAAGAATCCTGCAATAGTTAGCAACGTACACCCTTATAAGGATATGCCTGTATGCTATGTAAACAACCAACAGGATTGGTACAAATGGATTAAGTTACTGACCTTTGATGAAGCAGCACGAATTGAATATGGGCAGAAGCTATTTGATTACTGCAATACTAACTTTAACCTGCACACCATAAATAATAAAAGATTTGCTATTTATAATAAATTGATAGGTAATGCCGATATACAAATGTAGCAACGGAAAGTACAGAATTGGTACAGGTGGTTGCGTTTATGACACAGAAGAAAAAGCTGCTAAAGTATGGGCAGCAATTATAGCTAGTGGTAAATATGAGGAAACTTATAATGATTATCCTGAATCTGCTAGTAACAATGCAAAGAGGGCATTAAAATGGGCAGAAGAAAACGGATGGGGTGAATGTGGAACTGCAGTAGGTAAAGCTAGGGCAAACCAATTAGCGAATAAAGAAAACATATCTAGGGATACCATAGCTAGGATGGCATCATTTAAAAGGCATCAACAAAGTAAAGATGTACCATACTCTGAAGGATGTGGTGGGTTAATGTGGGATGCTTGGGGTGGTACTTCAGGCATTGAATGGGCAATAAATAAGCTAAAGCAAATAGATAAGTAATGGAATACCATATTCAATTTGGCAGATTCAGAATATCATTAGGGGTATTAACAGAAACAATACAACTAGGTATTTCAATAGGCTATTCAGTAGATGAATTTGCACAATTACATAAGAGTTTAAACATAGGATTTGTATTCGTATCTTTAAACTTTATAATAATGAATGAAGAAACACACTAAACTATATTTAGATTATTTTGGATATGGCATAGAAGATTTTATCCCTTGTGAATCCTGTGGTGCAAAGGCAGTTGATATACACCATATAGAAGCTAGGGGAATGGGCGGTGATAAGAAGGCAGACAATATAAATAATCTGATGGCACTATGTAGGCAATGTCATTTAGTTATGGGGGATACTAAGACACATATGGAATATTTAAAAAGCAAACATAAAGAGAAATTAAATGGCAAAAGGTAAAAGCGATTCATCCAAAGTTTCATTTGGTAAGCGCAAAAGAGGACAGGCAAAGAAGTCTTATAACAAACATACACCCAAACCAAAACCATCAAGGGGACAAGGCAAATGATAATACTACCTGCACAAATAGAAGGCTTAACATCTAGAAAGGATAAAACCATTAAAGTTACCTTTGGCACACAGGAACTATCACCTGTTGATGCAGCACAGGTATTCCAACTTAACCAAAGATTTTGTTACATAGCTATCAAAGAAGAATCATTTCAACAGGATGAATTAGATAATCTAGATAGTATTAAGACAGACCTAGACACAAACAAAACCCCATCACAAAGATTAAGGGGAATTTTATTTATAAACTACCAACAGAACAACGAGGGGTACAAAGATTTTAGCACATACTACATAGCAAAGATGGAAGTATTGTGTGAGCATTTTAAATCTAAATTAGATAAATAAACAGAACAATAACAGAATGAGCAAAGAACATTTGATACCATATGTAAAGGGTCAATCAGGTAATCCTAATGGCAGACCTAAAAAGTATGTTAGCTTACTTATTGAGCAGGGGTATAAACTATCTGAAGTAAATGATACAGTACAAAATTTAATGGCTATGACTGAAGAACAACTGAAATCTATACAGGATGATGTTTTAGCTACTGCATTAGAAAGAACAATATGTAAGGCAATATTAAATTCAATGAACAAAGGCAGTCTATATTCTATTGAAACTTTACTTACTAGAGTATATGGCAAACCAAAGGAACAGATGGATATTAAGTCAGATAATAAAATAGAGGTTATCTTTGTAGATGGTAAAACCATTTTATAATGCAGATATTCTTACCTAATCCACACGCAAACCAACAAAGAATCCTAGAATGTGATAAGCGTTTCAGGGTGGTGATGTGTGGTCGTAGATTTGGTAAGTCAGAACTATCACAGATACTTTCTGTTACATATGCCGTTAAAGGTCTTTCTGTGGCTTATATTACCCCTACTTATGGACTAGCTAAGGTTTTCTTTGCTAAACTAAATGAATCCCTAGAATTGCCTAAAAACAAGTCTGATTTAAGAATAGACTTTCCTAATGGTGGACAAATAGAATTCTTTACAGGGGAACGATTAGATAACCTTAGAGGTAGAAAGTTCCATTTGGTTATAATAGATGAAGCATCCTTTATCCCTGACCTAGAATCAGGATGGCAAAATAGTATTAGACCAACCTTAACTGATTATAAAGGGAAGGCAGTATTCCTATCTACCCCTAGAGGGAAAAACTATTTCTATAGCCTGTTTATGAAAGATGGTGAACAGGATTGGGCATCCTTTAAATTCACTAGCTATGATAACCCATTTATAGACCCAATGGAAATAGATGAAGCTAGGATGCAACTGCCAAACGTAGTGTTTGAGCAGGAATATATGGCTAACCCATCAGAGAATAGCGCAAACCCATTTGGTAACAAGTTTATTCAGGATTGCGTTAAGCCAATTAGCAACCAACAAATAGTTGCATTTGGCATTGACCTTGCAAAGTCTGTTGACCATACAGTTATCATAGGTCTTGATAATGCAGGGAATGTGGCTTATTTTGACAGGTATCAAATGGATTGGCATAACACTAAGGAGAATATAAAAAGGCTGCCTAAATGCCCTATATTGGTGGATAGTACAGGTGTAGGAGACCCTATCCTAGAGGACTTACAAAGGGAAGGCATTGCAATAGAAGGTCTAAAGTTTACGAGTTCTAGTAAGCAGCAACTTATGGAAGGTCTTGCAACTGCCATACAACAGGGTAAGATAGGATTTCCTGAAGGCGCAATCACAAATGAACTACAGGTATTTGAATATCAGTTCACATCTAATGGGGTTAGGTACTCTGCACCATCAGGCTTTCACGATGACTGTGTTATGGCATTGGCATTGGCTTGGAATAATTTCAATATGAAAAGGGGTTCAGGCAGGTATTCTATGATGTAATTACCGTTCATCAGCTTTATTTACCGTTCATCACAAAGTTTAAAAATAGTTTACAAAATGTTTGGAATGTGTATATATCCTGTACTATCTTTGATTTATCAAAAACACCAAACTATGAAAAATTTTACATTGAAATTCGGAAAGTACAAAGGGATGCAATTTTTAAGCACACCTGTTTCTTATCAAAATTGGTTATTAGCACAGGATTGGTTTAAAATGCCTGTTGCTTTAACTGAAATGGAACAAGCACAAAAAAGAGTTAGTAATTGTGCTAATCAATTAAAAGGTTGGAATGGCTATTCAAAAGCAGGTGCAGTAGCATATGATAATATGTTTGAAGCTGAAAAAGCTATGGATGCTGCTTATTACAATGATTCTGACCCATCTTCCCCTAGATGGAATGGCGAATATAACTTTTTATAACCCATCAAGAAGTCAGGGGTGCGACTGAACAACGCACATTTATTATGAAAAATATATCAATTAAAGAACAATTAGCAGGTAAGAAAATCTTTCTAGTTAAAGATTGGAGCAATAATATTCTAGGTGCATTTATCTATTATGGTGAGGCTTGTGAATTCGCAAATAAGTGTGAAAAAGAAGCTGAACAATATGGTTCATTAATAACTATGGAAGAAATTGAATTACAATAAAAAACTAATATGAAACAGAAAAAAGAAAACATACAAGCAGTAATTATTCTTATATTCGCATTCTTAGTAGTTGCGATATTTCAAAACATTTAAGAGCATAGACCACCTCAAGAAAATTTTTAATATTAAAAAATAACAAAGGTAGTAATTTGGGTACTTGGGGTGGTTTTTTAAAACAAACATTATG